ATGACATTAAGAGAAAAATTAATTCATCTTAGAGGTGATAAAACTCAAAAAGAAGTTTCAGAAGCTATCGGAATAAGTACTTCCACATTAGGAATGTACGAAACGGGGGAGAGAATACCTCGTGATGAAATAAAAAAGAAAATAGCAAAATATTACGATGTATCAATTGAATATCTTTTTTTTGAATAGAAATAACACATTCTGTGTTAAAAAGAAAAGAGGAGGAAAGTAAATGTACGAACTGATTAAAGTACAGACAAATGAAAATAATGAACAGGTAGTGAGTGGAAGAGACTTACATAAATTTTTGGAAGTGGGAACTAGATACAACGACTGGATAAATAAAAGAGTTAAGGAGTACGGATTTATTGAAAACATTGACTTTGTAGCTATTACTCAAAAAAAAGTAACAGCTCAAGGGAACGCAAGCGAGTATATAGACCATCTTTTAAAAATAAATATGGCAAAAGAACTAGCTATGATCGAGAACAATGAAAAAGGAAAAGTGATAAGAAAATATTTCATAAAATGCGAAGAAGCTTGGAATAGTCCAGAAATGATATTGAGTCGTGCTAATCAATTAAGTGCAAGAATGATTGAAAACTATACTCAAAAAATATCAACTTTGGAATTTACTATACAACAACAAGCACCAAAAGTACTTTTTGCAGATGCTGTAGCAACATCAGATACAAGTATTTTGATTGGAGACTTAGCAAAATTAATTAAACAGAACGGAGTAGACACAGGACAGAAAAGATTGTTTGGGTATTTAAGAGAAAGTGGCTATTTAATGAAACAAGGGTCTAGCACAAATATGCCAACACAAAAAGCTATGAATTTAGGGCTGTTTGAAGTAAAAGAGAGAACTATAAATAATCCCGATGGTTCAGTAAGAATAACTAGAACTACTAAAGTTACTGGAAAAGGTCAACAATATTTTATCAACTTATTTTTGGGAAATAAAGAATAAAAGAAAAGAGGTGATTTAATAACATGAATAACATGGAGAACAAAAATAATAATGATAAACAGCCTGACAACATTTTCAGACGATTACCTGAAAATTTTAAACTTCCTAATAATTTATCTGAAGAACAGAAAGAAAAAATTATAGTAGCAATAAAAAAAAGCACTCCCATAATTATCACAGGACAAACAGGTAGTACTGGGAAAACATATTTAAAAGATTATCTTAACAGTCTAGGAGTAATTGCTTATGAATTATGGGAATGTGAAGTTATTGAATTGAATAATGTAATTATTTAGTAATTAGTCGGTATTGTTTGATAATTTCTTTAATCCTTTTTCTGAAATATTAAAATACCAGTTTGGACTTGAAGGATGACACTGCTTATATTTATAACCTAATTTAAGCATAGCTCCTTTCATATAAAGTACAATCCAATATATTATACCCTGAAAGGAAGAAAAATCAAAAAAGGAGTGATGAAAATGAATGCGAACGTGCCACTGGAACTGGTGGCTGAAAAAATAGGAGAATGTGTGAATTTTGTGAGAATAAATCTACAGCAGGGAACTTTATTAGTGGATGGTATACCGATTGGGTATGCTTACAAAAAAAAGGAAGAGAACAAAAATTATAGTTATGTAGTAGATCCGATAAGATTTGCAAAATATCTGGAACAGTTAAAAAAAGCAAATGAAATATTGTATGGCACTGTATAAAAATGAAACTAACAAATAAAGGAGGAAATGAAATGACAACTAGATTCAAAAAAATATCGCTATGGTATTCAATATTTATACTTACATTAGTTTTAAATCAATCTAATGCTGCAAGAAAAGACAATGTAGTTATAACTGTTATTTATGGTCTATGGATATTATTAGTGGCTATAACATGGATATATTTTAAGGAAGGAGGTGGGAATGATGTCTGATTTGGAAGGGATTTATTACGAAGAAGAGGATTACTATATGATTCTCGATGAACTTTATAAAGATGGAAAGGGAGGTGATTAATAATGAAAGCAGAAACAAGACTTTTAAAAAATGTACCAGTAGGTATCAACGGGAAACTGCATTATGCAGATATAAAAGTATATCATGATTTGCCTAAAGCTGGATTAGAATTACTTAGAAAATTTAAAGAACTCCCATTAAAATATCAGAAAAAAGCATTGAGATATATTAATAAGAATTACGGTTTAAAAAAGAAAAAAGCCGATACTGACAATATCGACTTCAAAAACTAACAAAACTAATATTAACAATAGAAGTATAGCACTTAGAAAGGAAAAATGCAATATGGTAACTGGTAATTTAAAAATAAATGCAAAATCAAAAATAAAATCAAATGCAAATAATCTGCCCATTGAACGGGAAAAAGCTATAGAGAACAGAATAAAAAATTATCTCAAAAAAAATAATATATATTATTTTAAAGTGCATGGGAACGGATTTCAGAGAGTAGGTATCCCTGATATAGTCGCATGCATAAACGGAAAATTTACAGGAATTGAAGTAAAGCGACCAGGTGGAAAACCTTCCCCTTTACAAATAGCAAATATAGAGCATATAAGAAATAATGGAGGAAGTGCAGAAATAGTATATTCATTTGAAGAAGCTAAACAGTTTATTGATTCAGTATTAGAAAAAAAGGACAGTGTTAGGGAAAGGACAAAATAAATGATAGATAACAGAATGTTATATAACTATCAGAAAGAAGTACTGGAATCAAGCGATAAAAATTATATCTATCCTCTTGATACAGGAACTGGAAAAACACTGATAGGATTACACCATTATCTGAAATATGCAGAAGGAAAGAAACTGTTAATTGTAGCTCCAGCTGCAAAAGTAAAAGAAAAAGGCTGGGAAAGGGAAATAACCAAAATAACAGAATATTACCAACTCAGTCCAATAATAAATCAGATAATATCTTACGAAAGCCTTCATAAAGTAGATATTTCAGATTTATCAGATACTTACATCATATATGATGAATGCCATTATGCTAAAAATTATAAGGCAAAACGTTCTAAACTGGCATTAAAAATCTCAAGATTAGCATATGGATTTGTACTACTATCAGCAACCCCGGCAAGTAATGGATGGATTGATACGGTCAACTACTTTGTAATGATGGGATTATATCCAAATTCAACAAGAATGCTAAGAGAAAATGCAATCTATGAAGAACAGTATTTTGGGATAACTAAAGTAAAAAAAATATCAGGTTGGAAAAATGAAAGACTTCTGAAGGCACTTTTTAACAAGATATCCTCAAGAGCATTAAAAAAAGAAGAATGCCTTGAATTACCTGGAATAACATTTGAATGGGTGCATTTCAAAGAAAGCAAGGCATATAGAACAATTAAAAAGGACAGAATATATGAAAATGAATTATATGACACAATGTCCAAACTGATAGCAGGATTAAGATTAAATACTAATATACAGGACAAGCTTAATTATCTGAAAATGTTAAGAGAATCAACCGAAGACAATATCCTTATATTCTATAATTTTGAAAAGGAATATGAAGAAATATCAAAAATATTGAAAGTAGATTATGTTGTAAAAGGTGGAAAATACCATATTCCTGAACATTCCGAATTCAAAAAAATAAAAAATACAGTAACATTAGTACAAATTCAGGCGGGAGCCGCGGGAATTGAACTCCAGTACTGCAATACAGTAATATTCTTTACCCCGACATGGAGCTATCAGAACTATGAACAGGCACTAGGAAGAGCATATAGAAATGGACAAGAGAACAAAGTAACAGTATATAAATTCAGAGCTGATGGAACAATAGAGGAAGATGTATACGAGGCACTGGAACAGAAAAAGGACTTTACAGAGCAATTATTTTTAAGAACACTAGGTAATATCCATCAAACTGGTTAAAAATTGATAAATCAAAAACTAATAAAACTAATAAAACAGGAGGAAAACAATGTTACAAGAAGCAATAGTAAATATATTAATAAACAAAATGAAAGCCCAATATGATTTGGATCACTATGTTATAGCTGAAAAACATATCAAAAAGGACAGTATAAAAATAAAATTTGTACTGGGAACTGTAAGCAATACGGTTGAACGTAAGAAAGTATCCAATGGAAATGTAGCTTATTACAACATACTGGATAAGAGCTACAGAGAACAGGTTACAGAGAACAGTTTTGTACAGAAGTATCAGGACAGAGAAAATTTTAATGATATGGGTGACTGGACAGAAGAACAGATTAAGACATTATGTGAAGATATAGCTGAAGAAATAATAATAGAAAATACAAATAAGGAAAATAAAGGCAATCAATATTATGGAAATTCTAATAATACAATGAGGGACGCAGAAATTGTTGAAGATGAGGAAGATGAGGAAGAGGAGGAAGGAAATGAATAATACAGAAAATAACTACAATACTGATGATAAGAACGTAACTGAAAATAGGGAAAAATATGTAGGAGGAAGTGACCTCCCAGCATTACTTAATATAAGTGACTACAAGACACAATTTGAACTGGCAAAAGAAAAAGCCGGGATAACTAAAATAGAAAATATTGGAAGTGAATATACGAAATATGGGCATTTAATGGAACCTCATATAAGGAAATATATAAACAATAAATTTGGATATAACTTTGCCCCGGCTACTAATATTGATAACAAATTAGGTATAAGAAGCAACTGTGACGGACTGGATCCTGAAGCAAAAACTTTACTTGAAGTTAAAACAAATAAAGGTGGTCTGGAAATGGAAGACCTTGAAACATATATAGTCCAGATTCAGTTATATTTATATCAGTTCAATGTTGAAAGGTGCATTCTTACACAATATAAGAGACCTGAAAATTTTTACAGAGGAATTCTTTTTGAAGAACAGTATGATGATAAATATTTCAATACTGAATCTGTCAAGTAGAATCGTTAAATTTAATTTCCCCTTGTTTCACTTGTAACGGCGATGCTTGAGGTTTATCCACAATAGTGTGAGGTTTAGTTAAGGTATTCATTCCGTCGTTTACGGTTCCGACTCCGGCGGAGCCTCCTCCGCGAGCGGCAACAACCTGATTATCTGGGCCGACCAGAAGAAGGCCGACTCACTGACCGAATTCGCCAAGAAGTGGGGCGAGCAGCAGGGCATCACGGTGACGGTCCAGACGGTCGCCAATGAACTCCAGTCCAACTTCATCACCGCGAACCAGGCGGGCAACGGCCCCGACGTGGTCCTCGGCGCCCACGACTGGATCGGCAACCTCGTCCAGAACGGCTCCATCCTGCCCATCGCGCTCTCCGCGGAGGCCCGGGCCAACTACACCGACATCGCGCTCCGGGCCGTCACCTACGAGGGCCACACCTACGCGGCCCCCCACCCCCTCCGGGCC